ATAGAGCATGAGGCCAAAGAATCGAAGCTAAGTAAGGTAGTCGAGGGTAAAACTATTGCCATTGAGATAGATGCCAAAATTAAGGCTATAAATGACGCAAATGAACGTAAGGCAATTTTGCAGGAAAAGTTTGTTGAAGTCAGTAAAATAAAGAGGGGGAAGGTTGAGGTTGAAAAAGAAAATGGCACTAAGGAAGTATTTGAGGTTACGTTATCAGAAGAAATGAAGGCAATTGAACTTCTTGCAAAAATTGATGATAGACTGAGCAAAGCGGATGGAACTGATAAACCTTCGAAAGTAGCCAGCACCGACCCAGAAGGGAACGAACAAAAACCGACTATGGGACCAAATGAAGTTGCTGAAGTCCTAAAAGAATTGAGAGGGAAATGACAATGCAATGGGTAGAATCTAGTACACTTTTAAAAGCACCTGAGCACATTAGGAAAATCCTATACAATTCAGGTGTTTATATGGTGAATGACCCATTTTTACCACTTTACACAGAATATCATTATAGAATTCACCTGCATGGTGGCCGTGGTTCTGGAAAGTCGCATCATGTTTCAGATTGGATTATATGGGTTTTAATGACATTTCCATACGCTAGGTTAATTCTAATCAGGTATATTCATGAAAACATCAAGAAAAGTATTTGGAAGGAGTTTTGCGATAGGGTAAGGGAGCGAGGACTAGAGAATGAGTTTATTATTTCCTATCGTGAAATGACCGCTATTTGCAAGAAAACGAAAAATGAACTTTCTGCAAGTGGTGTAAAGTCTGCAAAAACTCAAACCGCAAAATTGAAATCATTAGCGGGGTATACTCATGCTGTTATGGAGGAAGCCGATGAAATACCAGCGTATGAAAAAACCAAATTGATGGACTCAATTAGGAAGAAAGGAGTTAAAATTCAGATTGTCGAAATGTTTAATACCCCAAGAAAATCACATCATATTTGGGATGATTATTCCTTAACTCCGATTGAAGGGCATGATGGGTATTATACAGCCGAACCTTTACCGCACTCGAAAATATTTGCTATTTGGACAAATTACCAATCCAATAGGCACAATCTGAATGAAGAATATTTGGATAAATACGACAACGCAATTCATGGCAAAGACCAAAACTATTACCTAACTGATGTTTGCGGATATATCCCAAGCGGTAACAAAGGGCAAATACACACTGGATGGAGCCGAATAAGCCGTGCTGAATACGATGAATTGGAATACAGAAAGTATTATTACCTTGATTGGGGAGAAAATGACCCATGCGCCATTGGTGAAGTGAAGATATACAAGAACAAACTGTATGCTCGTGGATTGAATTATAAGCCGTTAAAAACCTTGGAAGCCGCTAAATTACTTTGCCGCCTTGGGTTCACATCAAAGGAAATGATTATATGCGATAGTTCACAACCTGATGACATTAAACAACTTCGCGGGTATAGCCGTAATCGATTGAGCGAAGAAGATGCAGAGCAATACCCGCAGTTAATGAAAGGGTTCACGACCGTATTTGCTAAGAAGGGTCCAGGATCTGTTGAACCGGGTATCAGATTGCTAAATGAATTCGAAGTGAACATCGTTGATGACGAAGAAAGCCAGCACATTTGGAATGAGTATAATTCATACATGTGGGAACTTGATAAGGATGGGAAACCAACTGGGCAACCTGTTGACGGCAACGACCACCACATGAACGGAATACGTTATGTGCCGCAAACCCTTCGTTGGGCATAAAAAAATAACGAAAAATGTAAAAAAAATGCATTAATAGTAAAAAATCACATAAAAATTGTACATTTGTTTTGAATTGTGAATATGCCAGGAAAAAAAGAAAAGGTTGAATTGCAAGTGTATAAGTGCTGTAAATGCCCTAGAATACTTGCAAAAGCATTTTTAACCCCTGGTTCCGTAATGGAAATATATTGCAAATGCAAGACATATAACACATTTCAAGTGCCACAGAGCACAAATTAGGGCTTAAAGCCCAAGCTAGACCCTAGAGGTCACATTGTCGTATGACATCAAAAACCTAATAGCTTGGGCGTATACAATTACATAAAGTCGATACCATCAAGACTTGCACCATCATCGGTTGTTAAATCAATTGCAGACGGTGGCCCAATTAAAAATATTAATCAAGGTGTTCGAATATTTGGCGTTGGAAATAGTATTGAAGTAGTTAATTATTCCGATCCCGTAAATGTTGTACATGCGCTTAATAACTGCCCACCGGTTAGTTATATCCTATACCGTAAAGCACTTGCATTCAGTAAGGGTAAACTCGAAATCACTGACTTATCTACTGGACAACCAATTAAAGACATTCGGCGCTATCAACATCATAAGTTACTCAAGACTCCAAATGTTTTACAATCTGATGTTCAATTCAGAATCAATATAAAATTCTTTATAGAAGCCTTTGGATATTGTCCTGTACTGCTTATAAGGCCCGAAACAATGCGCAATGCCATTACTTCTATGTGGGTATTGCCTCCGCATTTATGCACTTTTCAACGAAGTGGCAAGTTGCTTAAACAAGTCAAGTATTCCGAGTTATGGGACACAATGACGTTTAATGTTTTTGGCGAAACGGTTAAACTCACTAAAGAAGATGTGTATGTATTCACAGACATCACACCTTATCTAAATTCTCAATTATTACCTGAATCACGGCTTCAATCATGCTCAGGCGCAATTAGTGCCATACTTGCCAATTATGAGGCAAGAATTGAACTGTTAGAGAATCGAGGGCCTTTAGGATTGTTACGCTATGATGGAAGTACTGAAGGCGTTCCGTTCATCGAAGGCGGCACGGAACGTGAAAACCTAGAACGCGATTTCAAGAAATACGGTTTGATGCGACGCCAGCGCAAAATCATCATGACTTCTGCTTCTTTGAAGTGGGAAAGCATGGGTTATGCCCTTAAAGACATGATGCTGACTGAGCAGGAAATTCATGATACCAAAACAATTGCATCCGCTATTGGGTTCCCATTCGAATTATTGCCACTTGCCGAAAACTCTAAGTATGAGAATCAAAAGGAACGCAAAAAAGAGATGTATGAAGACGGTGTGATTCCTGAAAATGAAAATTATTGTCAACAGCTAAATGACATGTTGATGACGGAAAAAGAAGGTATATACATCAACTATACTTTTCATCATGTTTCAGCATTACAAGCCGATTTCAGACTAGCAGCCATGACGAATAGAATTGTGTCGCAAACAGCAATTGAGCAATACCAAGCCAACGCAATCACATTTAATCAAATGCTTATTGATTTAGGTAAGCCAGAAGTGCCAAACGGAAATTACTACTACCGTGACAGCCCTGAATACAAACTAATTCATTCACAGCAAAACAATAATACAAATGGACAAGCCTAAACTGACACCTGAAGAAATAAAGGCGCTTGCTGATAAAAAAGAAGCGGTCATCAAATCAAAAAAAATTGTACGAAAATGATTTACAAATTCGAAAACAAAGAAGAATTATTCGCATTCCTCCAAAAGAACCCGGATAATATTAATAAGTTGATCAAGGAAAAGAAAGCCGCTATGAAGTTGGCTGATGCTGTACTGTACAGCCCTGCACCTGATTACACTGCTAAAACAGGAATCAAAGAAGCGGGTCTAGTGGATAAAGCTGATACTACTTTAAATGATGGCAACATCATGGTTCGTGCAATCATCAATACCACTAACTTATTGGATTCACATGGTGATGTTCATATACCGGGTATTTGGAAGAAGTCATTGAATGAAAACAAGTATATCCTTCACTTACAAGAGCATGAACGCCGTCACGACAAAGTAATAAGCGATTATTTGAAGGCGTACACTAAAAACATTGCATGGGCTGCACTTGGATATAATTACGAAGGCAATACGCAAGCCTTGGTGTTTGATTCAATACTTACACCGGACCGTAATCCATTCATGTACGACCAATACCAAAAAGGGTACATCAAACAACACAGCGTTGGCATGAGATACGTTAAAATGTATTTCTGTGTGAATAGCGGTGATGAGTGGGCAACTGCTTACAAAGACAATTGGGATAAATACATTGGGCAAGTAGTGAACCGTAAGGAAGCAGAAGATGAAGGATACTTCTGGGCTGTAACAGAGGCGGAAGTAGTTGAAGGCTCAAGTGTTGTATTTGGTTCAAACCATATCACACCAACAGTAAGCGTTACCCAACCAAAACAAGAAGATAATTCAGAAGCCGCTAAAAATGGCACTTCTGATGACAATACAATTGAGCCGGACGAAACCACTCAGGAGGAATCAGAGCAAACTGACAAAAGCGGGCAACAAGCGAACGCCCCGGATTACTCCGAAATCGCAAAAGCATTATTAAAAAATAAACTCTAAAAACAAGAAAGATGAAAAAAAACATCATCATTGCGTTAGGTACAATCCTTAGCGTATTAAATCTGTTCGCATGGAGCCATGATAGTAAATCAGGTTCAGGCGTAACCATGGCCACAGTAGGAATCATGGCCACTTTGAAAAAAGCCGATGGAAGTGAATTCAGTGAATCGGAAAAAGAATTGTTTGCAGCAATTGATACAATTGTACAATCTGCAGTGCAAAACAAAACTTCGAAAGAAGATGTAGAAGCCCAATTAAAAGCATTGGAAGAAAAATTCCCACATGCAATAAAGCAGGAGACAATCGACAACATTCAGGAGACTTTGAATAAACAAGCATCATTACTCGATGCCTTAAAAGAATCCGGCAAGGGAATCGGCAAAGACGCCCAAAAAACAGCTATGGCATTGCTTTCGAAAGAATTGATGTCAAAAGAAAATCAGGAGCAATTGAAAAAACTTCGTATGAACCGTAAAGGTGAATTTTACTTAGTTGTAAAAGCTCCAATAAATGACGGAGCCGATACGCTTGTTCCACAAACATTTGAACCAGGGTTTAACTATTCTCCTCAAGAACGTACACGTATCAGTGATTATGTAAATGTAATCACAACTGCAGGTACTGAAAGCGCTTACACTTACTCTGAGGAATACGACCCATCAGGCGCAGCCGCTGTTGTTGATTGTGGTGCATTAAAGCCTTTAATCGGGGCTAAATATCGCCGTGTAACTGCTAATCCTGAAAAGATTGCAGATCATATCAAAGAGTGTGACGATTTGCTTTTCTACGTTCCTTCTTTGCTTGGTCAAATGCAAAATCTTTTGATGCGCAAATTAGAAGACGCACGTGATGCCGCAATCGTTTCAATGTTAGACACTTACGGTGCTGTTTACAACTTAACAGGCGCAAGTACAACAAACCCGAATGACCGTGATGCTATCCGTTATTCAATTGCTCAATGCCGCACATTGAATTACTATCCAACACACGTATTCTTAAATCCGGTTGATGCCGCTAATATGGATACTGTAAAAGGTGAAGATGGTCATTATTTATTCATCACAAATGGCGCACCCGGAATGCCTCCAACTGTATCTGCAATTGCAGTTTACGAGACGAATCAAATCCCTCAAGGTAGCTTCTGTGTTGGTGATATGACACGTGTGAATTTGCGCTATTTATCCGACATAATGTTCCGTGTTCATTATGGTGTAACTATTGACGGTTCAACTGTAACTGATGACAATGTACATGACATCGTAACAATCGTTTGCGAACAATTTGTAAACAAATTCATCAAGACATTGGATTCCGGAGCCTTCGTGTATGACACTTTCGCGAATGTAAAAGGAGCCCTTTAATTAAAAACCATTTAAAAAACAATCCATAGATCATGGCAAACACAGAAGCAACAAAGGTCGACTTAAAAGCTAAAGTCGATGTAGTGGCAACCGACAAGCATCCTTTTTATGCAAAAGGAGAAAAGTTTCAATGCGGCATCGTAACAAAACAAACCTTACTTGATAAGGGGTTTATCGTAGCCGAAAAAGAAGCTAAAGAAGTTGCTAAAGCGTAAATCAATAGGAGTGGCTTAGGCCATTCCTTATTTCAAAACAAAACAAAATTTAACAATAAAATGAAACGTTTAATTTTAATCATGCTGTTTGCGTTTGGCAGCTTAATCACACAAGCGCAAATCATTCCGTTAACCGGTTCTGATGCCTCAACAGATACCATTACCAATGCCGGTACTGTTTACTTAACCACTGCTAAATCGGCCTTGGTTGGTAAGCCGTCAAGTTTTTCCATTCAAATACCGTTCACAAATGTTTCAGGTACATCTACTTTCAAAGTGATTTTACAAGGGACTATTGACGGTATGAATTGGCAAAATATCCATGGAGTTCCTGGCACCAATGGTGTTAACTGCGATACGTTGCAAGTTACATCAGCATCACCAGCTAATTGGATTTTCAATGTTAGTAAAGGTTCGGCACATACAGAGGGTAGTGAAGTTCATTGGACAGGTGTAGGTAATTATACTGCAGTCCGTGCAAAGCTAATCGGTACAGGTTCGCAAGTAACTATTGTAGGTCCAGCTAAACTAAAATTCGAGTAAAAGATCATGGCGAATTTAATCGATTACAGGTTTTTTATAAACGAGATTAATGTTCCTAATGCTAAGAATAATAATCCTGGCGCACCCATCCCTAACGGTGGTGAGCTTGAGACTATGATCACTAAGCATGAACCCGCATTTTTAGAAATGATTCTAGGCTATGAAATGTATAAAGATTTCAAAGCAGGATTGTTAGTAGACCCTGTTGCCAATAAATGGAGTTATCTAGTATTTGGTGCAGAATATACAGATGTGAGAGGTGATTTACAAAAGTTTATAGGACTGCAATCGGATACTAAGATTTCGCCAATTGCAAATTATGTATATGTCCAGCTCTTATCCCACCGAGCCGCGTCACTTACCGGAATAGGAACAAAGGGTACGGCCTCTGAAAACTCAGTGGCTGTATCACCTATTCACAAACAAGTGCCAGCGTGGAATGCAATGGTAGATATGAATTTTAAGATGCACGAATTTCTTGTTGCCAATAAATCGGATTACCCTAAATACATCGGACTAAAATACAGCCCATGTGGTTGTGTTATAACCGAATCGATGTGTGTAGCATATCCGAATTTAAAACTATTTGTGAAACGAAATACTTGGAATATATAAATGGCACACACCTATAACCAATTACCGGTAAATGTTCCTGCAATATTTAAAACTATTGCTGATAAAACATTTGCAGCCGTAATGCCCGAAATCAACACGGCAACAGGTGGTAGTATGGTAGGTTCATTTATACCTGGTACTTTGTTACATATAGTTGCAAGGCTCGAAGAAATGTCATCAGATCCTGGAGTAAAAGATAATCGTTTCCCTTTGATAGGGTTCGTTCATGATTTCAAAACTACATATTTCAAAAATAATCCGATTCCGGAAGTCACAGTAAGAATATTCATTGCCAATCTAACTGCACAGGATAGACGTACTGAGGACCGAATGACGGTGAATTTTATGCCTATACTTTACCCATTGTTTTCTGAATTCATATCACAAATCAAGGCAAGTAATTACTTCATGAAGGATTACGGCTCTGAAATAGAAATGGAAATCTTTGATAGAATGCATTGGGGCAAAGAAGGAATTTACGGACCTGAAAAGTATGAGATCAACGAATTCATAGACGGCATTGAAATCCAAAACATGAGATTAAGACTGAACATACCAAATTGTATAAGTACCGGCCTTTCTGTCGGACAGACAAAAATAATTTATTAAAAACTTAATATTCAAACAATGAGTTACGAATTAAATAATTTCAGTTGCATCAGTGATAACTGCGGCAATACTGGAATGCCTAGTTGCCAGTTCAAACCTGGGTTTACAGGCGGTTTAATACTTGGTCCACGTGGCAAAGTATGGACAAAAGCAGAAATTGCCGATATTGTAGGCACATTACAAGCGGCTGCGGCTGATGATTCACCAAAGAATCGAATTTACCCTATCAAACCATTTACCACTGTCGAGGCTGCGGATTCAGAAGCAGTTTATGAAACAGCTGGTCAAAGCACTTTCTTTGTAAAAGATGGTAAATTAGGGTTAAATGCACGTATCGATGAAAGCGAATGTCTTTGGAAGAAACACCGCAAATTCAATGATAAGCAAGGTAGTTACGACGCCATAATCATTGACACCACAAACAACAGTTTCCAAGGTGTGAAAGTTGCCGGTGGATGGAAAGGTTATACACTCGATCAAATCGCAGTGCCTCAACCAAAAATGGCCACTACGTCAAGTGTTTACTATCACATGTTCAAAGTGGTATTCAAAAACATTTCTGAGTTCGAAAATAGCGCACATATCCAATTAGATTCTTCATTGAATGTATTGGATGTCGTGAATGGCTTAATCGATTTCAATTTTGTTGAACATACCGCGTTAAATAATTCAGGTGTATTCAAAGCCAAATTGATGGGTGGGTGTGGAACTGCAAACCTTGGTGATTTATTTGCCACTGAATTAGCAGATGTCGCCTTATTTACTGCCACAATCGATGCTACCGGTGTTGCCGTTACAATTGCGTCGGTATCTTATTCGCCAACAACAGAGGCTTTCACATTTACGTTTACATTTCCGCTTGTAGGTGTATTGCCTGTTGGTGGAACATTTACGTTAAATGCTGTTGCACCGTCTGATTTAGCGGCTGCAAATGTACCGGGCTATAGTGGTTGTCCAATTCAATTAACGCGACCTGCATAAACCTAGTTTGGCAGGATAGCCAACATGTATAATATGAGTAAGCAAACGTATAAATTGGATTTAGCCGGCTTTAATCGCCAATGGGTAAAATCGTTCAAGTCATTAGATGATTTCTTAAAGTCTCCGATGAATGCGAGTACTTGGGAACATATTCCGGAGGACAAACGAAAGCAAATGTTTACCAAGGTGTATAATGAATGCACTGAAACAACAGCGAAATCAGCACTTGCCGAATCCAAGGAAAACAGAAAATAAAGCACAGGGCTTCGGCCCTTGCTTTTTTAATCACATCAAAAAAAGTTATCAATGAAAGATTTAACCCCTGATCAATATATGAGAGTTGAAGCATGCAAGGTGATTTTGGAGCTTGTAAAGGCCGAGAGATTGAAGTTCGAAGGCATGGATGATTATAAGCAGAAAGTGACCGAATTAGTAGACTTTATGAAATCATAACCATGGCCACATTTGCACAAATGCACGAAAGATTTGCAGCCTTTAATATAAATAAAACTGCAATGAACACACTAGAGCAAAAGCGTTCTGATGTTGTTGCGCTAAATGTGGCTCAAATGATGGAGGGAGAAGATAAACTTGGAGGAGTGCTGTATGAGTATAAAAGTTATAGGTATAGTGTTGAAAAACATTCAATGAATTCACGTCCAGGATTCGGATTTGCAGATGGTAGGTACACTGGAAAATTTCATGAAAGCCTTAAACTTCAAATCGAAGATGAGAAAAAATATACCATTACCGCAACCGATCCAAAAACCACGAAGTTGATAAAGTTATTTGGAACAAAAATGTTTGGTTTAAATGAGGAGTCTAAGGATTTGTTAGTCAATAAAAGTGGGTATCGTAGTCTTTTCAACGATAATGTTCGAAGGGAATTAAACTTATAACAATGGCAAGTTATTGTATTTCTTGCGTGTGGAAAAATGGAGTGAGCGCATACAAACAACAGAAACTTCTTGATGATGCTAAAACAAAGGCTAAAAATACTGGAAAATATCAAGTTATCATTTTCGATGAAGATGACAAGTCTTTTGAAATCATGGAAGAAGACGAAGCCAAACAACAAGGACTTACAGACTTCATATACACTACACTATCACCATATTAAGGATTTGCCATTGGCGATATTTGTCGAAGTCCTGTGTGAAGATAATATGGTATTGCTAGGCAATGCTCCATTAGAAATTTTACTTAAAAATTGGCAATCATTAACCGAACAATACAACGAAGCCATTGGCGGTGTTTCCGGAATAGCCAAAATGCAAAAAGTAGTCAAGATTCTACTTCTTAAATCAAAAATCAATCGAGGGCAAATATTATTGAATTCGCTTTCAATGCTTCCAACAGAATACGCATTTAAGGAGTGTTACACGTTTGGATATATGTTGCCTAATATGGCATTTATTCCCGAAAACATATCAAAGCTATCAAAAATATTCAACGGCTATTTGAAGCGGGATCTATTTGAGCTTAAAATGATGTCGGAAGGTGTTACTGAACATAATGATTATAAAAAGCCGGTTCGATCTGATTTTATCGGCACCATAATCACGCTACAAGACCACTTTAAATTAAACATCAATTTCGATACGGTCACTACTGAAATGTATTGCGCGTATGTAAGCCGGTACAATACTGATATGGAAAAAATTATTCAATTACAAGATAAACAGAAACGATAATGAGTGACATGATTAATGAGATAGTAACCAAGGAAGCCGAAGAACAGCTAATTCGGGTTACTAAGTTATTGAAAGAGAATATGGATTCGATTAAAGCACATGAAGCATCATTACGTTCTGCAACGACATCAAGCGGTGTTCGTAAAGCCACCGATGAATTGACCAAGGCTAACGAAGATTTTTCTAAATCCGAAAAAGAAATCATTGCGCTAGCCGAAAAACGAAGAAACTTACTTACTGAGCAAGCGAAACAAGTTGCTGAATTAAAAGCGCAAAACAGGTCATTATTAGAATCTCAAACCAAATTAGCAGCTGTAAATGAAAGCGAGCGCAATTCCCTAGAGCGTGCTCAAAAGTTGATTTTATTATACACCAATGAAAAAAAGAAATTAAACCTTGCTACAGCCGAAGGCATTCGAATGAATGAGAATTACAATAAGGCTATTCAGAAGGCAAATGACTTCATTATTAAAAATGCCGATGTTGAAACTAAAAGAGCAAAGAATGTAGGTAATTATGCTAGTTCGTTGGCCCCTTTGTTTAATAATTTAGCTGCAAGCATACAGCAAGCAGAAATTCAGGTAAGACGGTACACCCAATCCGAAGGCGACCAATCACCAAAAACAAAGCAAGCAGTTGCCGAATTAAATGCGCTTAAAAATGTGTTCAATGATGTATCTACACAAGCAGCTTTATCGGGCCAAACTCAAGAGCAATTCGTACAAGCCACTAAATCATCGCTCACCAACTTGAAGGATGCCGGCATGCAGAACACTGTTATTTACCGCGATCTAACAACCGGATTGAGTAATTCAATTACTCCTACTGTTAAAGCGGCTGGCGGGTTAAATGCGTTAGGTAATTCAATTTCCCAATTAACACGTGAGGCCCCGGCATTTGCTAACAGTGTAAGTACCGGGTTCATGGCGATTTCGAATAATATTCCTGCGTTGTCGGACGCTATTAAAGGAATTCGTGAACAAAATAAACAACTTCGTGCAGAGGGTAAGCCAACGGAATCGGTACTTAAACAATTAGGTACGGCCTTCTTTTCATGGAATACATTGATTTCGGTAGGCGTTACTTTACTCACAGTTTACGGCAAAAACATTGTTGAATTTGTTTCGGCAATGTTTCAAGGAACAAAGGCATTGGATGAATTTGCGGCACGTCAGAATTCAATTAATGAGGCTTTCAAAGATTCAAGTGTAAAGGAAGCCGCCAAAGATGTAATGAGTCTTAAAATCAACATCAAATTAGCAAAGGATGGCATGATTGATAAGGAGAAGGTTGTGAAACAATATAACGAATCGATTGGGAAAACAACCGGGTTAGTGACAAGTTTGGATGATGCGGAAAGGCAATTGGTTGCCAATGGTGATGCCTACATTGAAATGATGTTGTATAAGGCCGCCGCCAATTTAGCACTTGAAGAAGCCGCAAAACAAGCATTAGAGGCTGAGAAATTCAGATTGGATGAATTGAATAAAGTAAATCCGGAAGCTGGTAAGTATGGGGGATTTTTCAAGGACATTAAAAACATTGCAAAGGGAGGCGATTTAGAGGAAGCAACTAAAGCTGACATTAATGCCGCAGCCGATGAACTAAAGAAGGGAGGCGATAAATATGTAGATATTGCCAATAACTTTTTCACACGCGCTGCATCCATGGCTAAGAAAATGAAAGCTAATATTTTCGGTGATAACGATAAAGATGCTAAAGCACAGGAAGCAGCCGATAAAAAAGCAGAGGCCGCCCGAAAGAAGGCTGAGCGAGATCAAGAACGATTGAATAAAAAGGAGGAGAAAGAAGCCGAAGACCTATCCAAAGCAAAAGAGGAAGCCGCAAAGAAGGTGTTTGATGCTAACTATGAATTAATGAAGGAAGATGCCAATAATTCGGCTGAAATGGCTAAGGAAATTCAAGACAATGAAGAAAAGACGTTGAACGAAAGATTACAGGCTTCCATTGAATATTACGCAAATAAGCAGAATCTTCTCGACATTGAGCAAACCAAAGAGATTTATGAAGCCAATGGCAATCAAGATGCAATTACGGCCATAAATGCTAAGTATGCAAAAAGCCGTGAGCAATTATTAAAAGAGCATTACGGCACTAGAAGTATTATCATCAAGTCAGCAAATGACCATGAATTAGAGGTTGTTTTAAAGGCACTTGACAAAGAGAAGGAAAAGTATGACCAGTATTCATTAGAGGCTTTACGCGATTTAGACCAGCAATACATTGACGGTCTTCTATCAACAGAGGACTACCATAAGCAGCGCGAATACATTGCGGCTAATTCGATGCAGAATTCACTTCTTGCACAATTAAATTATGGACAAAAGCAACTTGAGATATTAAAAGCTCAAGGAATTAGCACCGTAGAACTTGAAAAGAAACTTTCGGCACTTCGCCAACAGATTGCGTCGGGTGGTGCTGGTATTAAAGGAGGCCAAACGGAAGAGGCTAAAATGTCGGCCGAAGAAATTAAAGGTATTTGGATAAGTAATGCGGCCTCAACAACTGCATTACTAAATGATATTGCGGAGGCATTTAATGCGGCCGAGGAACGGAAATATAACAAACGAATCAAGGCTATTGATGACGAGGAAAAACGAAGACTTGATGCACTTGCTCGACTTACTTTAACTGAAAAGGAACGCGATGAACGAACAAAGAAAATAGAGATTGAAGCCGAAAGCCGTCGCCAAAAGGCAGAGCGCGATAAGATTTCCTCAATGCGTCGAATTGCGTCATTTCAAAAGGCCATTGATATTGCTCAAATCGTAACTACAACTGCAGCCGCTATTATTGGGTTTCTTGCTAAGCCGGGAGGTTATCCGGGTATTGCCTTGTCAATCGGTGCCGGTATTACCGGTGCGGCACAATTGGCCAAAGCTATTGCAACTCCATTACCACAATATGCGAAAGGTCGTAAAGGTGGTAAAGCAGAGTTGGCGTTAGTAGGTGAAGCCGGAGCGGAGGTGATTGATACACCGGGCGAAGCACCGCGTGTTGTTGATCGTCCGACAATCACATGGTTAAAAGAAGGGGC